CCTGTATGAACACAGGGGTGATGATGAAGGCAGGCAGCTACAACCAAGCCCAATGCTGTCCAGCTTGCTACAGCCTTATGTAATCATGCGATATGGCAAGAGTGCTTTTGGTGGGGGATACTGATGGCAATAGGCAAGATGCAACATCGTCTAGCCTTACAGAACCGTAGCACCACGGCGGATGGTGGGGGTGGAACTGATACAGATTGGTCAACTGTTGATACCGTGTGGGGCCGCATAGAAAACAAGGGCGGCAGTGAGCGGTTCTTTGGTGATCAAAATGAGGGCAGGACAAGCCACCTTATCACAATTAGGTTCCGGCGCGGCCTGACAACCGCCTATAGAATACTATACAGCTTCACCACGGAGGGCGTCACCTACACCCGCACATTCAATATCAAGCGCATTGAGAACAAGGATGAGCGAGACAAGTATCTGGAACTCCTGTGTGAAGAAGGGGTCGCTACCTGATGGCAAGAGTGAACGTAAAAGTAACGCGGAGTAAAAGCAGATATGATGCCGCTGTCAAAGATTACACTGGTGATCTTAAGCAGTTAGTTGGTCGTGCGGCAAACCTTGTTCGCAATACGGCTGTAAACAGCATCAACCAAGGGGCCAAGAGTGGCGTAGTCTATGAGAAATATAACCCGCGCCGGACACATAAAGCATCAGCGGCAGGGGAGCCGCCAGCGACAGATACTGGATTTCTGGTTAGCAATATCTTCACAAACATTGACACAGATGGTCTGGGTGCCAGCGTAGAAAGCCGCGCTGAGTATTCATCATTCCTTGAGTTTGGCACATCTAAAATGGCGGCTAGGCCATTCATGCAACCGGCACTTGAAGAAAACAGGCCAAAGATACGACGCCTTGAGCGTGAGATGGTGAAATTCAAATGACGGTGCATTCATGGGAGCTACAGAAAACAGTATTCTCAGCCCTAAATAGCGGGAATATAACAGATTATGATAGCACAGCCATCACTGGCGTATTTGATGATGTGCCATCTGGGACAGCTTATCCGTACATAGTGGTTGGAGAAGAAACGGCAATTGATGTATCATCAAAAGACAAGGATATCTTTGAGCATACCTTGACTGTGCATGTATGGTCGCAATATCGTGGAAGGCGTGATATAAAAGTAATCATGAAACAAGTACATGACATTCTGCATGATAGCTCATTGACTGTTTCTGGTGGTTCAATGGTGAATATGAGACAAGAGTTTCAGACGACACTGTTGGAAGGTGATGGAATAACACGGCATGGGGTTATACGATTCCGTGCTGTTGTGTCGGATACATAAAGGAGAAAAGACATGGCGGCACAGAAGGGTTCGTCCCTACTTCTGAAAATCGGCAACGCAGGTTCGCCGGAGACTTTTACGACTATCGGTGGCCTGCGGTCCACATCAATCACTATGAATGATGAGGCTGTGGACATCACTAACAAGGATAGCTCTGCTATCCGTGCCTTGCTGGCGAATGGCGGGGTGCAATCAACAAGTATCTCTGGTTCTGGAGTTTTCACAGATGCAGCATCAGAAACCACACTAAGAGGAAAGTTTGGAGCATCCAGCTTCTCAAACTTCCAAGTTATTGTGCCAGATTTCGGCACTTATACCGGAGCCTTCATGGTTGCCAGCCTTGAGTATGCGGGTGAGTACAACGGTGAGGTCACCTATTCCGTAACTCTGGAATCAAGTGGCACGATTACGTTTGCCACGGTCTAATCATGGCTTGGGAACTTGTTGAAGTATCCATCAAAAAAAAGAGTTGGTTGGCTCATAAAAAGTCAACTGACTCTGGACTTGAGTGGACTATACCGTGTGCTACTGGCTTAAAGGCTGGTGGCACATTTACATGCGGTGATGAAACGCTCACCGCTCAAACTTGCGTGGATGTCGCCCAACGTGGCGAGGTGTTCATTGTGACGACACAGGAGACAAATGATGTCAAATCCAAAGCGCGGAGAGCTAAAGATAGCTCTGGGGAAGAAGACACATAACGGAAAGGTTACCCTAGATGTTGTGATGCGTATTGAGCAATCTTGTGGCAAGGGTATTGTCCAGATTGCTCAGTCATTACAAGCTGGTGAGCTTACAACATCACAGATGGTTGCCATTCTCACGCCGGTTATCAAAGCAGGCGGCAATGATGTGGATGAGAAAGCAGTTGGTGCTATGCTCTGGGAAGGTGGCCTAGCTGAAGGAATGAAGGTAATTGCAGAGGTTGTCTCTGCGGTTCTTACAAGCGGCGGCGATGAGGGAAACGTAGACGAGGCGGAAGTGTCAGCATAGAAGAACTCCCGTGGGATGTCTGGATGCAGACAGCCTTGGGCAAAATGGGGATGTCCCCTTCTGTTTTCTGGGATATGAGCTTCTACGAGTTATACGCGGCCATTGAGGGTTTCGCGGAGTTTCATTCAGGTGGTAAACCGCCGCCACTAGGTAAGGATGAACTTGAGGACTTGATGGAGAGGTATCCTGACTAATGGCTACTACAGTTGATACCCTATTAGTCCGCATTGAAGCGGATATGCGTGATGTCAGGCGTGATCTAGCGTCATTGGAAAAGCGCACAGAAACAGCATCACGCAGCATTTCTAAAAGTATGAACAGGATTGGCACAGTAACCCAAGCGGTTATTGGCGGTGTCCTTGTGCAGCAATTTGCCCGTGGAATCATGTCGCTGACGAACTTTGCTTCAGACATGGAAGAAATGTCAGCGATGTCAGAGGCTGTGTTCGGTGGTTTTGTCACATCTGTTAGAAATCAATTAGAGGAATTTGGCACCGCTGTTGGCCGTTCTAGCTTTGAGCTAGAAGCTATGGCGGCAAGCGTTCAAGACACGTTCGTGCCTCTAGGGTTCGCGCGAGGAACGGCGGCTGATTTATCAGTGCAGCTTACCAAGCTAGCGGTTGACGTTGGCTCATTCAAGAATGAGCTTGAGACAGATGTCATGGCTTCTTTCCAATCAGCGTTGGTCGGCAACCATGAGGCTGTGCGCCGGTTTGGAATAGTAATTACAGAAGCAGAACTCAAAAATGAGTTGTTGCGGATGGGCATTAAGAAAGCAGCAAAAGATGTAGATGCTCAAACTAAAGTTCAGGCTCGTTTGAATCTAATTCTGGCTGGCACGGTTGATGCACAAGGGGATGCCGCAAAAACAGCGGATAGTTATGCGAACTTAACTCGCGCTTTGGACGCAGAAGTGAAGTTACTTGCAAAGGATTTGGGCGATCAACTACTGCCGATTATGAAAAGCCTAGTCATAACCACTACCGCTGTTATCAAAGAGTTCAGACAGTTCTTCCGTGCAATCGGATTCATCAGCACAGCCCATGATGATTTTGTGAAAAATCTCAAAAGGGTTAAAGAGGCTGAAGAGGACGTTGCAAAAGCACAGGAAAAACTCGCAAAATCTCCTAATTATATGCCGCATATCGTGGCGGCAAGGAAAGCAAATGATGAACTGACTGCCGCGCTGAAGGAGCAAGATGAAATTCTTGATCCACTTATAAATGCCCGTATAGAGGCATCAAAGGCCACAAACGACAATGCGGCGGCAACGTCAAACTTAACTGAAGAGGAAACAAAAGCTGAGAAAGCTCTCAAGAGCCTGCGCCTTGAATTGGCGATGCTCAAAACAGGGAGAGAAGATCAAACTGGTGTATCCGCTGATTTGTTAAAATTAGAGGCAGAGCTAGGTGATGAATATTTCGTGATCAGCAAAAAATTAAAATCTCTTCTGATCATGATTAATAATGAAAAGGAAGCGCAGGAAGCCGCCGCTGAAGCGGCAGAAAAACATGCGGATAAGCTCAAAGAAGTAGCTGATGCTTCTGAAGAAGTCACCAAACTCATAAAAAAGGCGGCACAAGCCCAACGCAATGAGATGACTGCCGCCTTTTTAGAAGGCAATGAGGAAATCAAAACATATCGTGATCTTGTTAAAAGTTTGCAGCATGAGAATGAATTGCTTCAGCAAAGTATAGACGGCGTTTCTGAAGCAGAAATGTTGGCAAACAAAATCATTAGAGATAACAACCTTGAACACACAACACAGCAAAAGACGATAAGAGAACTTATCAAGACATACTTTGAGTTACAGGATTCTATTCAATTATCAAATGAGGCCATCGATCAGGCCGCAAAAGATACTATTATCATGGCTGATTCCTTTGGTTTGATTACTGAAGAAATTGAAAAGTTTAATAAAAAAGCTAAAGAAATTGATCCCATGACCAAAGAAATGAACTCAGCACTGGCATCAATGTCTAGGGGCATCAGTGATTCATTTGCTGATATGGTAGTCAGCGGCAAGATGAACTTGGATTCCCTGCGTGATGTCTTCAGTAGCTTTGTGAGAACGATGATATCCAAAGCCATTGAGCTTGCAGTGATTAACCGTATTATGAATAGCGTGTTCAATTTGAGAGGCACATCAGGAGAGCTTCCAGAAATTGGCGCGAAGGCGGGCGGCGGCAGAATTAGCGGGCCAACGATTGTAGGCGAGAGAGGCCCAGAGTTATTCGTTCCATCCAGCGCGGGCGTGATCAAGAACAATATGGATACAAGAAACATACTCGGCGGTGGAGGCGGGGCGGTGGTCAATCAGGTAATAAACATTGATGCGGGCGTTTCCCAGACTGTGCGGGCAGAGATGATGACCATGTTGCCTATGTTTAAATCGTCAGCTATGGAAGCTATCATTGACAGTCGCAGGCGAGGTGGTCAGGTAGCCACAGCATTTGGAGCATAACGATGGCGGCACCAACCTATCCATTGAACCATCCATCAACGCCAGCCTTCACCAATTCATCATGGCGGCTTGTCAGATCAAATGGCATTTCTGAATCGCCGTTCACAGGCAAGCAACAGGTATATGAGTATGATTATGCGCTGTGGGAAGCAGAGATCAGCCTGCCGCCTATGTTGCGTTCGCAGGCGGCGGCGTGGTGTGCATTTTTCATGAAGCTACACGGACAGCGTGGCACTTTCCTTCTGGGTGATCCAGATGCCGAATCAGCACAAGGCACAATCACTGGATCAAATACACTAAGCGCGAATGCAAGTGTCGGTGACTTCACGCTGACGATTAGCTCTGGGCAAAACAGCATCACAGGCATATTCAAGGCTGGGGATTATGTACAGTTAGGCACAGCGGCCACCTCAAAGCTATACATGGTCGTGGACGATGCAGATAGTAATAGCTCCGGTATTGTATCAGTCCAGATTGAGCCGAAGGTAAAGACAGCCGTATCAAGTGGAGGTTCTGTAGTGGTTGCCAACCCAAGAGCATTGATGAGGATGTCAGGAGATGAGCTTGATTGGAGTACAGACCAAGTATCCAAATACGGCATCACATTTGCGTGTAAGGAAGCGTTCTGATGGGTGTTGATTTAGTACACATAATAGATGGGTTGATTGGGGTAATTGTTTTGGGCGGCGGCTGGTTCCTTGGCACTCAATCCAAAGAGTTGAAGCGAGTTGAGATATTGCTCAATCGTACCCGCGAGGATTACGCCACAAGAACAGATATGCGCGATGATATGCGAGCTGTAATGGAAGCCTTGCACCGCGTTGAAGATAAATTAGACCGCGTGTTGGGACGTGGAGAAAAGGCATCACAATGAACAAGACAAGGTTCATCACACAACTACGCTTCCATGAGGGCGTAAAAAATATCGTTTATAAGGATCATCTCGGCATTGAAACTATTGGCGTCGGGAGAAATCTCAAGGACAGGGGACTTTCAGATGAAGAAGTGGATTTTCTGCTTTCTAACGACATAACTCTAGTTGAGACAGAGCTTGATAAGGCCATGCCGTGGTGGCGTGATCTTGATGAGGTGCGCCAGCGGGCCTTAGCTGATCTGTTGTTCAATATGGGTCTCAGTCGTCTTCACGGGTTCGTAAAGTTCCTTGATGCCCTAAAGCGTAGGGATTACCACACTGCCGCCGACGAACTTCTTGACAGCAAGTATGCGCGTCAAGTCGGCCAACGCTCTCAACGGATTGCACAAATGGTGCGGACGGGAGAAGACTCTATGGACTTCTGATGGTTGATCCCGCATCGGCGATGGCTATCGCCTCTGCCTCATTTGCCACGATCAAAAAAGGCTTTGCCATAGGTCGTGACGTTGAATCCATGATGCAGGACATCGGGAGGTGGATGGGTGCGCTCAGTGATCTTGACCAAGCTGAGAAGGAAGCAAAGAACCCGCCTATCTTTAAAAAGCTGTTTAGTGGCAAGTCAGTTGAAGAAGAGGCGATGTCTATATTCGCCTCAAAAAGAAAGGCTCAAAAACAGCGTGAGGAACTCAGACAATTCATCCAGCTTACTCTTGGTCAAAAAGCATGGAATGATTTGATTTCAACTGAAGCAAAGATAAGAAAGCAAAGACAGGAGACACTTTACAAACAACGAGAGAAGCGTCGTAAGTTTGTAGAAATACTTGCTTGGGTTGTATTAGTCAGCGTTGGTGCATCTGTCTTGATAGGTTTCGTTTTGTTGCTCAAGGCTCATACGGCCCACGCAGAGCAAATGGTTACTTGCCGAAAGGCAAAGTGTGAGAAGATCAACAAAGATGAGATTGTGTGTATATTCAAAGGTGCAAACAACACGATAGAGTCGCAGTTCTTCAAACGTAGTGATTACATACCGTCAGAATATCAATGCAAGTATGATCCTAACGCAAAGAAAGAGATGACAATCAAAGAGACGTTAAAAGCCATCAAAGATGGTTTGGATGACTAAACCTATAATCAATAGTGGTATATCAATCACCAAGAAGAAGGCTACGGTCAAAAAAAAAGAGAAGATTGGAGATTCATCAAAGATATGCAGAAAGGCCAGAGTTTTTCTGTAGCAACTGAAAGGCAGGCGCGGAATGCGTATCATGCAGGCAGAAACAGGGGCTTTACAATGCGAATACGTCAAACATCAGAAGGCGGTTACAGGGTGTGGCGTTTATGACTACTGTATGGGTGGTAATATTGGTTACGGCGGTATCACCCTTTAATTACACAGTATCGCCACTTACTGACGCTGATACAGAAGAGGATTGCCACCGGAAGGCTGTTTATATAGAGCAAGATATCATACGTCAGGACAACCAAGAGATGATGTGTATAAGGGTTGACTACGAATGACAAGGAATGACAAGGATTGATTAGCAATGATACAGGCATTGATACCAGCAATCACTGAGCTTGCAGGCGGGTGGCTCAAGGGCAAGGCAGAAGAAAAAGCCGCTACGGCCAAGGCCAAGGTCGCACGGGCTGAAGCGGAAGCTGAGGTGATGCGCGTTGCCGCTACACATGAGGCTGGATGGGAAAAGATTATGGCGCAGGGTACTGTCCATAGTCTCAAGGATGAGTGGCTTGTGCTTCTGTTCTCAATCCCACTAATCCTCGCGTTCTGCGGCCAATGGGGCAGGGCCATAGTGGCGGATGGCTTTGCGGCCTTGCAGACTATGCCGGAGTGGTATCAGTATAGTTTGGGCGTTATCGTAGCAAGTAGCTTCGCGGTCAGATCAGCAACAAAGTTTTTTACAAAAAAATGAGCAACCGCAAACGAAGAACATTATCAAAGCCTCAGAATATACGGCTTGCTGGCCTTATCACCGTTTTAAGCGGCAGGGAGCCGTATGAATGGATTTTAGCCCCTCTTGTACAGGAAGGGTTCGTCATACGCCTTGATCACGCTCTATGGCTCACCAAAAGCGGTATTGAAGAGAAGGACAGGCTTGCCGCAATGGCAGGGCTTATTGTCAACAAGGATGATGCCCGTGCTGTCCACACTCTGTTTGATGATTTCCATTATGAAAAGAGATTACCGTTAACAAAACGGATGTCCGTGAACCCAACAGACTAAAGCCCATCTCTCGCCTGTTGTTACAGGCTTTACCCTGTGAGGCATGAATGAAGGGAAGGCGGCTATCAATCCCTGCGTCAGTTTAATGGATGTTTCACCTCGCGCAAACATGCACAGTTCTCCGCCCTCATAATCACCATCTGGATTGAGAGCGATGCTGATACTTATCTTGCGCGTTGAGTTATCGCCGTTGCCAATATCAAGGTGCCAATCATAGCCATGTGAAGGGCTTTGGTATTGCAACAATTGAGGTCTCTCAATTAAGCCTGTTAGGTCAAAACTGAAATGAGTGTTGGCTTCTTGTGCCGCTTCAATCAACAGGGCATCAACCCAATCATGGGTTTCATGGATAACCCACACATTGACATCACGGACAATCTTGTTGGCTTTGAAAGATTTTTCCTGTTGTATCCTGCCCTCTCTGAAAGGGTTCTGCGAATCCTTGTGAAGGTTGATAATATCCTGACATTGGGATGCGGTTAGCTCCCCCGCTCCAACGACCCCCAGTTCTGTTGTCCGTGGGGTTGGCGGTATCGCGATAGCCATCAGTACACCGGAGTATTGTTACGGTCACGAAGTACCAGCTTCATGATACGTTGTTTGAATGGGGTGAACAGTCCATCTTTGCGGGTGCTGTTCATTTCCAGCCAGCTATCGGGCTGTAGATTATAAAGATTATACCAATCTCTTTTTGACATATTAGCGTTCTCCATAATCGCTTCCAGCGTGGTCTGCCAGAAATTATAAGCCCAAGTATCAGGTTTACACCAACTTCTGGCTTGGATGCAGTTCATCATTCTCTGTTGCATTATGCGCTCCCTGCAATAAGGGGATGCCCCCCAGAGGGGGGCTATCCTGTTAGTCATGGTCATGCAACTGTTCAGCGAGGTGAAGTCCGTGCATACAAGCCTGTGCTGGCGTCACATCAAACCCGATGTGGTCGCTCATCAGCTTGGCGATGATTTCAGCGCGTACCCGCAACTGCCGTTCTTCCATCGGCGTGGAGCCAATCATGTGGCCGTTTACCTTGGTGATTGGCTTATCAACTAACGCCTTGGGGCGTCCAACGGGCTTCTTGGTCGTAGTCGTGGTCTTAGACATCACTGTGTCTCCCTTTAGTTAAATGTTAGGACGGAATGTCCCCTGCCCTCTAGGCATTTCACCAACATCGGGTCCATACCTAAAAAATGTGCGTGAATAATGCCCCGTGATTGGTCAATCAACATCTGGCATTCATTTAGATCACGCTGATAATATTGAGCATTTTCCGCTGAGCCTCTCAAATCTACGATGGGCGTTTGTGAGCAAGCGGTAAGCCCGAACAATGCTATCACTAAGAGCCTCATGATCTGACCCTCACCATCATATCCACAAACTCATTGAACTCATTTTGTGTCATCCAATGGTACGGGGTGTGCGGAGATAGCATTACGTCATTAGGGTCAATTCTATTCACACATCTGTGACTTGCTTTGCGTATGCCTTCTTCATCTTCATGAATTTCGGGCTTGTAGAGATAGCCCTTCCGTGAGTATTCCGGTGCGTTATGCCAACTGATCATCGGTATCCATCCTTCTGAGTAGCATTGCCAATCTTGGCGGCACTCTAGTGTAGCCGGTTTCCATTTGGGAAATTCTGGACTTGCCAGCGTACCCAAGTTTGTCAGCTAGTTGTGTTTGCGTAAAACCTAGACGCCTTCTGATAGCTACTAGGTCTTGAGGTTGCATTTGCTTAGGCTCCGCCATGATAATCTAGTCCTTGCTCAATCTGATCCTGTACAGGAGCAAGGGTATCAGCCAGAACGTCATCTAACTTCTCAATCATGTCCTCAAAGAAATAATCGTTGTATGCCATAGCACCTTGGTCTTGGTGCTTCTTGGCGAAGTTGATTGCGTCATGCATCAGAGTTCGCATCTGTGCAACGAGGTGGTAGTCGTTGTCACAATCTTGGATGATGCCTTGCTCAATGTATGGGTTACGGTTATCGGTCACTTTGGTCTCCATTGGTCGTGGTCGTTTAGATCTTTAAACCATATTGGTTTAACTTTGTCAACTCAGAAAGAAACGAAAGAACTGTTTTTGCGCTTCTTCCATAATAGTTTGGTTATCTGTGGTTTCATCTGAGTCTTGGTCAAACTCACGCAAACAGTCTTCACAGAACCTACTGCCTTCTGCTCTCTCATCTAAGGTGCAGTATTCACACATCATTTCTGCCATTGTCTCCTCCTGCCCTCAGACCGCATTTGGCCCCTCTGTATCATTTGATCTTCACGCTGTAATTCTTTCTCCACCACGGTGTCACCTTGCTTTAAGGAATGTCGGCTGTGGCTTCGGATCATCTCACGGGTTATGCGTCTCCCTCCTTGAGTGCGCCGTCCAACCAACTGCCTTTCACTGTGCAACTCACGGCTTAGTTGTCGCTTTGCTTGTTCTTTGTTGAGGTTGAACTCTGAGATCAATATGTTGATCTGCGTCACAAACTCTTTCGCGCCGCCAAGCATTTGTGACATTTCAGATACGCTCAACTGCTCTCCCGCAGACTGAGCCTTGTACTGTTCAGAAAGGCGCATCTGCTCAGTCTCGCTAGTCATAGGTATGTCACGGTAAAGTTCAGCAGGGACTAGCCAGCATTGCCCCTTTGGTGCCTTGCAATTCTGTCCTGATTTCCAAAAAGATTTACCCGCCCAAGCCTCATGGTCATGGTCAACCACAATGCGACCCCTGTCAGTGATAGCAACAATCTTGGTGATGTGTGGCTTCATCATCGTGTTATGTGAAGCCGTACGAAGCACCACAACGATGTCTTCAACTTTCGGCGGGTTGTGTATGTGATACTCGCGGGTAGCTTCCATATCCGCATCCTTGTCGCGCATTTTGTAACGCCAAGTCAGCCAATCATCACCGCCCTGTAATCCCCTGATCTTTTCAAGCTCCAGCATGTTGATCTCCGTGCAGATGTTTGGTGATTTGCTCATCAGTCACCAGACAGTTTCCTATGTCATCAAAGTCTACAATGTAAACAGGGTGTCCGTTTGTACTTGTATGGGTGGCGACCACTTTACCTCGACAGTGGTGAAACTTGTTCACGACGGGGTCTATGCCCCAGACCTCATCGTTAAGTTCAAACATCAGCGAATCTCCTTTGCCAGATATTCTTCTGGCGGTCAGTCCAGCCGTAGCTGTCCATTGCGCGGCGCATGATACGCTCCGCTGTATCAGTCCATACCAGCGCGTTCTGTCTGGCCCATATCCAAGCATACAGTTCTTTGGTAAGGGTGCTGATGCTTGGCCCCTGACGTTCACCTACGATATGCCCAATCTCATGTAAGGCGGAAACGTAGTATCCGGTGTTCTTGGTTGGTCGTATCTGAATGACTCGGCTCTGAGGCTGTGCGTAGTATCGCGGCACCTCATCAGTCAGTCGCTGGTATTTGACTGTGATACCATGGGCGGCGCACAACCCTTGAACGTGTAACGCCATATCAATCCTCTTAACGGGCATACTCAACTCCTTCAACCATGCGGTCCAGAACTTGGATCAACTGGTCAGCGTACACATCAGATTGGGTATCACATACCTTGGCCTCACCCTTCCGGATTTTGACAGCCTCAATAGTGTAGGTGTCATTGAAGGCAAGATTGATAGCTACCCATCCCTTGTGCTTATAGCCTTGGACTTTGAATTGCAGTCCGCCATGACGTTCATCAGTTTCAGTCAGGCTGGTGAATGTGTTCGCGCCGTAGCTCATAAGTGCCATTGGTGATTGAGCAACAATCTGTTGTTTGATTGTGTTGGCTATTTCAATTGTGTGGGTCATTTGCCTCGTCCTCGGTAAGGGTTGTTTCTCTCTATGTGTTTAATATAGTAAACCTATGACGCAGGGTCAAGTAAAAAATTAAACTTTTTTTACAAAGAAAGACCCCGCCGAAGCGGGGTAAGTTGGGGAGGAAATTAGAAGCCGCTTAGAGAGTCAATGAACTCATCAAGCTGCTTCCTATCCCAGACTAACCTTTTTTCTGTGATGCGGATAGGGGTCGGTACATCACCGCTTTTCACCATCTTGCGGAAGGTGCTTTGACTGACGCCAATATAAGAGGCGGCTTGTCGGAGTGACAGGCACCTGACCTCCTTGGCGGTTACCTTGTCATTAGCCATTGCTCATAACTCCCTTTAATCCGATTGAAGGCCATAACGATATCAGGGTCATTATGGAACTCTGTGCGGCTCTTGATACCAAGCAAGGCTCTGAGGGCGTTGGTGATATCATCCGGCACATTGGGCCTGATCTCTGGATTGCCTGTCTCTTTCAGAAACTGACCGAAGCTCTCTGTGTTGCAGAGCATACCCGCCTGCTTAACTGCATTAACGGCATCCTGATTCTGTGTGACGGTAGCCTTGTGTAAGGCTGCTACAGCCACCCATTGCTCATATGAGGGGTTTGGCACCCCGAACATCTCCACCGCCGCCTGTGCGCTTTCTATGGGGATTTCAATGATGATTTGAGCGACCGCCCTGCTTTTGACAATCTTGAAATCAGCGTATGTCCCCTGCATTACCGTGTTACTCATATTTGAACTCCTTGAACGCAGGGCTTCTGTACCAGAGTGATTGTGATGTCGCTCTGCCCCAACTTGGGCTTCCCTGCTTTTCCTCAAAGAACGCTTCCTCATCGCCTCGCTTGTGGAGCATGATGTGATGTCTCTGACATAAAGGCATGGCGTTTTCATCCCCTGCCTTCATGCCCATACCGCGCTTGCCACTCCAAGGTCGCATTAGGTGATGCGCCTCAATGGACCCGAAACAATCCCGATGAAGACTCAAGGCGCAAGGCCATGTCCGCACCCATTCAAGATGTTTCGGGTTCTTGTGGTTCTTGCTCATCAGAACGGGATATCCTCAACGCCATCAAGATCAGGTGTAGAGGCAACAGTAGGAACCTTATTATCTGACTCACTATGCTGGTCGGGCAACGGAGTGCTAGCTTGCCTATGTTCTGGTGGTGAAAGGTTAATAGCTGTCATAGGCATTCCATTGCGGCTGGTTTTCTTCCTGCCCCATACTTTGTATTCACCGAAGTCCGTTATCATCTCACCGCTCATATCAGGCGACTTCTCGCTCTTTTTCTCTGTCACCGGAAAGACCGCGCCTACCTTTTTGTAGACCTCAAATACGGTCTTGCCCTTTGGGGTGATGCGCTTGCAGATGACCATTTCATGATCCTCACCCTCAATATCAATCTTACCTTGGCGGAAAACCTCCATCTGTCCCGCAGGGAACATGAGGCCACTGTTGGTGTTGTCGTACTCAGTCATTAGCTTTCATCCTCAGTTTGTAGCTGGCAAAGTTTTTGCCATTAGCGGACTTTGTGTCGATGGTATCAATGTCCCATCCCTCTTGGCGCAGATCAAAAATTACAGTCGCCAATCTGAGGCACCCAAACATATTGAGTGCATCAATCGGTGTGATCATCTTACCGGCTTGCAGGAAGCGCAGTATGCCATCCCGTTGTGAACCCTTTTTTGGCATCACTATTCTCCTGCTAGTAGGCCATTAATTGAAGTGAGCATTGCTGCTTTTGCACGATCATTCATATCCTGTGTATCGCTCACATCCTTTCGTATTCTTTCAATCTCTTGGCGGTTGGGTTCTTTGAGTTCCGGCATCTTTTTAATGCGGCTCTTGATCATAGCTCCCCAAGGTTTGATCTCACTGAACTCTTGTATCAGGCCCATGTCCGCTCCGAAGATGCGGTATGGTGGACCAGAGTAGTCATAGTCTACTGGCTTTGCCTTGCGTGGCTCACTGATTGTGTTTGTGTTCCTGCCGCTGGCTTGGTTGCCGTCATCCTCAAAGTCAGCTTCAAGGTTGAGCATGGCTTGAATATGATACCGCCTCATGTATGTGATCGAAGAACCCATAGCTTGCGGATTGGATGTAGCATCACCGATAGCGGTCACGCTCTCTAGCCATTGTGCGCTATCAATGTGGAACAGCTTGGTCACAATATGATTGTACCCATCCACAAATCTCGTTCCGTAGATCACCTCAATCTTGTTAGCGCGTAGTGCGTCCTTACAGGCGTTGAAGATATCATCCAATGTTGAGAACAGGTGAGGCTCATTCCTCTTGTTCTTGAAGTACCAATTCTCTCCGCTTTTCTCCAACTCTTTGAAGCTGGCTTTGGCTTCATACAAAGCGTTGAGCAGTTGGTCAATTTGCTGGCTTTGATTCATTTAACCCTCCATTTTCCAGATGTCTTTGGCCGCTTGCCTTGTCGTTTCACCCCATTTCCAGTGGTCAAGGTCAGGGTATACAAGCTGACAACACTCAAGGGTGTTATCAGAAAATGACAGCACCCGTTCCAATGATTGTGTGGCCAGTTCTACTTGCCGCACCCAATAAGGCACATTCTCAACCCTGTAGGCGCGAACTTCTTTTTTGCCGACGTAATCAATCCAAGGTTCACGGCCCATAGCCAATGCGTAGATTGATGCCTGTCTGCAATGTGCTTGCGTTAGTTTTGATACCATCCTTCCCGTGGTCTTGGTGTCTCGTACCGTATCAGCATACAGTAAATCATAATACCCTATATAAGGCACAGATGCACCATCCAGTTTGACAATCACCCTGCCTTGTGTGGATTCTAACGGCTCCTGCAAACTGCGATAGAACTTGGCACCGGATGTGACATACCTCTCAATATCCGCTCGTTCTTGCTCAATCTTCTCATCCCTGTGCGGGTCAATAGCTGATTGCTCTTGGTCGTTGTATACTTGCAGCGCGTGGATGATGGCGTCCCTGTCAGTTATGTTTGGGTTCTGTGCTACAGCCCCCAATGCTCTGTCAGCCGCTGTGCCACGCCATGCAGCAGGGCCAGCCCTACCATCATTGATGCCAGCTATCTTCAACAGACAGAGGGCGGGTTGTTCAATCCAAAGATTGATAGTCGAGGGGCTAAGATTCATGACCCCGTGTTTTTCAAATGTGTTCATAATAACACCTATTGCTACTCTTTACATCGCATACACTACTCTATCCAGACAAGATTGCAAACCCGTAATGGGATAGACGCTCAAATAATATGATGGTAATTTTGGGCATGAGGTTGAAAGATTACTTGCATAAGAACCGGATTTCATATGAGGCTTTTGCTGAACGCATAGGGTATTCATATGGCGGAGTTCTAAAATGGATCAGGGGAGACAGGTTCCCGCGACCTTCTGTGATTGCGAGAATCAGTGAGGCGACTAATGGCGCGGTTACCGCGAATGACTTCGCGAAGCAAATACAAGAACATCAAAACAATCGTTGACGGCATTACGTTTGCGTCAAAGAAAGAGGCGTCGCGTTACGCGCAACTTATTACTCTACAAAAGGCTGGCAAGATAAAAGGTCTACAGCTACAGCCTCGTATCGCTCTCATGGTCAACGGCCACAAAATCGGATACTATGTTGGCGACTTTCAATATGAACTGAATGGTCAGGTCATTCTTGAGGACGTGAAAAGCACCGCCACCAAGACGCCGGTATACAAGCTCAAGAAAAAGATACTCGCTACTTATGACCCGCCTGTTCATATCAGTGAGGTATAAAATGCCAAAGAAACTACAGAAGGCGTCAGCCTATGATAAATATGACATGGATGGTGATGGTATCGTCACAGATGAAGAATTAGAACACGCAAAAGAAATCAGGCAAACTGAAAGAGATTTGAGGAAAAGTCTCGCTCAGTTACGCATGGCACGATATACGCTTATCGGCATGGGTCTTTTCACAGCGGCAATGTTCACGCCTTGGATGTCGATAGAACGTATCCAAGCACTAAGTGAGATTAGCAATCTGTTTTACATTTCTGGCTGCGGTATTGTCGGAGCCTACATGGGTACGACGGCGTGGATGAGTAGGAAATAGGTGTTCCGTGCATTAGCCATTGCAAACTTTAAGCGGAGTCTGGCTTTGCCCATCTAATTAATGATGTTACCTCGGGGCCATCAGTTAGTAGAGATGCACGGCATTGTATTAAGGACGAGGACAAACCTATTGCTCCACGCCCTATGAAGGAATATCCGCACCCCTATCCTTTCTTACCTCGCAATTCATAATCATGCTCAATCATGCCGTTGGCAGGGTCACCGACTAACTGTGGTTCAATCCAAACCCGCTTGGTTTCATTCCCCTTGGCATCACGGTAGACACGCTGATGTCCACGCCGCCAGTGCTGGCGTTTTGAAGTGCCGGTTCCGGTGAGGATGCCGCGCCGTGCTACGACGCAACGCTTCGGCAAATCAATGCTAACCGTCTTGAACTCATTCTCTGGTACGCGACGTCCGTGCCGGATGTGCTTGACCTTTGGCTTGCTAGAGTCCTCGTAGATTACATAATCATAATTGAGGAAGGCAAACACCGTAATCAGGAAACGCAGATCACCAATCATCGCGGTCATGTTCATCTCCAATGAACGCGCCATCTGCTCAGGGTGCCACCCAAGCTTCCATTCCTCATCTGATGTCATCATGCCGAAGTTTGCTTGTGCTGGCAGGATGCGTGAAGCAAGGAAGTCCATCTCAAATCCAGCCTTGTAGCTTGTCTGAGCGGGGTAGTCCTCTGGGACTGTGATCTGATAGTTGTCTTCCTCATCAAAATACTCAGGCATATATTTGAACACCCAAGGGAATCCCATTAAACGTATCCAGCTTTCAAACTGGTGGCGGAAAAACTCTTGCTCATCTCCGTCCTCTAGCCCGTTTGCAGCCATCTGATTTGACCACGCTAGTGTGATCGCCTCATCAGGGTCAAAGTAAAAACCATGACCAATGAAGGCTATCTTGTTTGGGGGCATCTTGCCTACAGGCATACAAAGATATTTGCCATTTAGCTTCTTGATGAGGTAGCCGACCTTGATCCCATTATTGGTGGTATCTGCAACCGGCTCACCGAGCCACTTGGGGTAGACTTTATTCATGTGATCAATCTTGATCCAATCATCCCATTCAACCCACATAAGATCAAAGCAGGGCTTGGCGTTCTGGCACATCTTCACAAGGTTGGCTGGTGTATCCAGCCCAGCCTCAACACAATGGCGGGTTAGGCTATCATCAATGAAGAACTTCTGTGCCGCAACAAGATCAGTCTGTAGTGAGCGGCGGTTGAAGTCAGAAGCCTTGCCTTTCTTGTAAGACATGACGCCGCGTTCTGGATTTGCCAGTGCCGCGAGTGCCTCATTGATGAGTGCTGGCTGCTCTGTAAAACGCTGCTGCTCATACCAGTCCGCCCACATATGAGCTTCATCTGATGTTGAATTTGCATATGCGTAGTAGTCTGACTTCTCCACTTTCGGAGTATAGCCGTCTACTACATCACGAGTGGTTTCTTCTTTCTTAGCCATACCGCTCTCCTACCAAACTAGAAGGATGGGCAGTGAGATGACCATCGCCATCCCAAAGCCACCCAGAATGATTTTGATTGCCAACAACATCACACTGCCTCCGGTGCGTAGAATTTTACCTTGGCCTTCATCTCTGCAACGGTCTTGCAGTCTGCAAGAACGCTCCGTGCGTGAGACTTAGATGTGCGATCAGAGATGATCTCATAGGCGTCGCAGTGATAAAGGTAAGCCTCATATTGCTCCACGTTGTAGATGTCGTAGTCAGCCCAATGCTGTAGATCATCAGTCATCATGCTAATCCAAAGACCCTCAGTCTCTTCCATCTGTTTACGGCTCTGCTCATTCTCAGCTTGGATATGAGCTTTTAGTGCCATCTGTTCTTCTGTGTAAGTCATTTTCTGCGTTCCTCTCCTACGCGGGGCCGTTAGGCCACCGCGCTGTGGTTGTCCCAGAATTGATCAATCTGGCGCACAATCTGCCGGAGGCGGTTGGCGCTTACTCTTTTCATACTACCGTTGCCTTCCGTATCGCCTTCGATGAATAGAGTGCCGTTGAATGAGCCATACGGATTGCTGCTGTAGCATCCCTGCACTTGGCTCCAGATTGTGAAGCCGCGATAGCTGTAGGCAGTTTGATTACGATATGGACGCTCTAAATCCTTGCGGCGGACAGGCTTTTCATCACGGGTATCCAGTTGCTTGATGGGGTCATTCTTTTGCATTTTGCTTTCCTTGGTTGGTGTTGTCTCTGTCTATGTTTAATAAAGTAAACTGACTAAATCAGGATTACAAGCTCCAAAGTGCATTTTTTTAAACTTTTTTTTCTTATCGCCTTGCCTGTCAGATTCCATAGCTATAGTGTTCTTGTGCGACCAACCAGAAGGAGGCCAACCCATGAGCTTTGAAGCTATGGCTTGGGCGGCGAAGCAGCCGTGCAAGAACTCGTTGCGTAAGCTGGTTTTATTGATGCTTGCCAACTACTGTGATGACAACCACAGCACCTACCCATCCTATAAGCACCTAGCCAAATTGTGTGAGTGCAATGAGCGTTCTGTAATGCGGGCGGTTACCGGCTTGGTTGAGGCGGGCTTGATTGAGATTAGGCCACGGTTCACAAGCGATGGTAAACAGACCAGCAATAGGTTTGTGCTGTTGGTTAGGGGTGACAGAAATGACAGGGTGGGGGTGACAGAAACGACACCCGATACAGTTAGAGTTATACAATCTAATAAACAAACTAAGGGGGGTGACAGAAACGCATACCCTAAAGAGTTTGAAGAATGGTGGAACCTATACCCCAGAAAGGATGGGTCAAAACGCAAAGCCTTTGAGAATTGGAAACGCGCAACCGATAATGACATTGGTGTGCAAGAATTGTTCTTGGCTACGGCTAGGTTCAAACAGACCTGTCATGGTAAGGATAAAAAGTTCATCCCACACGCGACCACTTGGTTGAACCAAGGACGTTGGGAGACTGTGCAAGAAGCGCAGGAACAGGCTACAACTAGAAACATGCTTGCGGGGTAGATATGGAGCAGTTGATTGAACAAGGTATTCGTTTGCGTAGTTGGAGAGAGGGCGATCACAAGACGGTATGCCCTAAATGTTCTGACCAACGCAAAAACAAGAAAGACCCATGCCTTTCGGTAACTATTGAGACAGATGGCGCGGCAGTATGGAAATGCCACCATTGTGATTGGAGGGGCGGCTTAGGCGGCAGCAACAGGGGTGATGGGTACAGGACGCCACCAGCGAAGAAGAAGCCACCAGTGAGGCTTGTAGAGCCCTCCAACCCTGTGGCCTCAGATGAGATTTTGCGCTGGCTAGAGGGTCGGGGCATATCCAAACTGACCGTGGAGCATTTTGGACTATACCGTTCTGAACGCAGCTTTGGCGGCAATCCGGAGGGGTGCATTGCTTTTCCATATCGCGTTGATGGCGAGTTGGTTAATTGCAAGTACCGCACCAAGGACAAGCGGTTTAGGCAAGAGAATGGCGCACAGCGAACCCTTTACAACATTGATTCAGTGCGTAGGCATTGGGATGTGACCGGCCAGAAAGAAGTGATATTCGTTGAGGGTGAGATGGATGTTCTCACGATGCATGAGGCTGGCTTTGCCAATGCCGTCACTTTGCCAGATGGTGCGCCACAGGAAGCCAAGTTCCAAGATGACGACAAGCGGTTCCAAGCCCTAGCCCAGCATGAATGGTTAAATGATGCTGAGAAGGTAATTATCGCTGTGGATGGTGATGGTGCTGGACAGGCGTTGCAATTAGAGCTTTTGCACAGGTTCGGTAAGGACAGGTGCTGGACGGTAGAGTGGCCATCCTTGCACGACATTGTGACCAAGGATGCGAATGATGTTTTGGTGGCGCATGGCTATGAACTACTGCAAGAGGTAATGAGCCTAGCCAAGCCTTGCCCGATAGATGGATTATTCAGCGTTGGGGACTACCAGCGTGATGTTATTAATATCTACAGGGGCAACGTTCAGAAGCCGGTGCCTACTGGTTTTGCCAATCTTGATAGCATCTACCAAGTGATGCCATCCACGTTCAACCTTGTGACCGGCATACCAAACCACGGCAAGTCAAATTTTATAGACCAGCTTGCGGTAAACCTGTGCCGCGATCATGGGTGGAAGTTTGCCGTGTTCAGCCCAGAGCATAGCACGGCTAACCACATAAGACGGCTGGCGGAGAAGGTGGCAAAGAAGCCATTTGATGTGGGGCCAAATGTTCGCATGACTGAGGCAGAGTTGGTTGATGCCATGTTGTTCTTGGACAATCACTTTCACTTCATTGAATGTGAGGACAATGTGCCGACTATTGATTGGCTCTTGGGTAAGGCAAGGGCCGCTTGTATGCGGTTCGGTGTGAAGGGGATTATAATTGACCCATACAATGAGATTGACTCAAGCAGGGACGGCAACAAGCGTGAGGATGAGCATATCCGTGACCTGATATCTATGTGCAAGCAGTTCTGCCGCAAGCACAATATTGCTATGTGGATGGTAGCACACCCTGCCAAGATGCAGCGGCAAGCTGATGGCAGCTATCCACCACCAAGCCTGTATGATGTAAGTGGTTCCGCTCACTGGAACAATATGTGTGATGTGGGCATCGTGGTGCATAGGGATTTTGATGAGAATGAAACAAGGGTCATTACTCGCAAGGTTAGGGAGCAGGGTTTGTATGGCTCTATTGGTGAGGCGTTCTTCCGCTATAATCTTGCTACGCACTGCTATGAAGAGGCGGTTACTGTGCATAGCGGCACCAATACGTTCCGGTCATATCACTGGACAGAGAACGACTAGGAGCCTATGATTCTGATGCATCTACCTCAAGATGCACTCCACTGGTTTGGTCGCCAGTAGTGGTCAAGGGGGGTGGGTTTGGTCGCTCACTCCCCATACCTCTTTTCAGGCCATATCTACTGTGATAATCTATCCCAAAATGGGGATACCAAATGGACGTCATAGAAGTTCCAATATCAGATATAAAGCCATACACAGCAAACCCTCGCGTCATTTCTGAGCAAGCTGTGAGTTCCGTGGCAAATAGCATTCAGACATTCGGGTGGCAGCAGCCAATCGTGGTTGATGCTCATAACTTCATAATAGCAGGGCATACAAGGTTTCTAGCAGCAAAGCATATAGGCATGGATACTGTGCCAACGCACAAGGCGGTTGATCTCACACCGGAGCAAGTGCGGGCATATAGAGTTCTTGATAACAAATTGAATGAGCTTTCAGATTGGGATGAGGAGCTTTTGGATAAGGAGCTTCAGTCTCTTGAGGGCATATATGAGCTTGAGTCTTTGCTCGCGCTTTTCGCGGAAGATGCCTCCAGTAATAATGACGCCTCATTTCTGAATGACATGATTTCTGGTGAGCCTAATATTGAGGGCAAGGAAATCATAGGCGGCACAGGTGAATATGTGACCATGAGTTTCGTTATGACGCCAATAGACCGTGATATGTGTCTATCAGCGTTACGGACTATCCAGAATCAAGAAGGAATGGATAATACAACCCAAGCACTGCTCAAACTTTTAAAGGAGATCAACTGATGGATATTATATATGAGCCATCAAACCAAGAGGGCCTCAAGGCTCTGGAAACCATGTACCCGACATATGCCATGTTCTTTGATGGCAACATCAATTACCAAGGCGTCAAACACGCAACCACATTCGGGTATGTGGTGAAAGGCTCATGTTCTATTCACGCTAATGAACAATACTGGAATTTGCGTGAGGGCAACTATTTTGCCTTCCACGGTGAATATGACATTGAAAGCTCTGAGGGTCTCAACCTTTGGACGGTGACGAAGCTCGGCTATCGCTGTATGCCCATAATGGGCCAGATTGAGAGCAACGGGCGGCTGTCATATATTGATGGCTGTTCAGATAGTGTTCTGGTTTCAATGCCTCGTATGGGTGACCCTGTGCTTAATTA